TACTGTGAACACTCCTAGGTTTTGACTTTGCAAGAAATCTAAAATTTCTGTTCTCATTATCTTACTCGCTTAATGTTGAACTGTCCTGGTTGTTTTTCGCCTGAACTGATGGTATCGTCAGCATTGAAATCATACCAGTCTCCAGCAGTGATTAACTCACCAAAGAGGCTGTCTGCTTTTTGTGTGTAGTAACTCATTTTCTTACGCTCGGCACTATCTTCGTTGCCAAAATCAGCGATTTGCGGAAGAATGTAGTCTGCTAGTGCAGTATACACACATAAGTCAGTAAAATCATTTTGACGGCTTAGTATCTTGTCAGGGTCAACAGCAGGAATATCAGCCACCGTGTTGTAGACGGATGAGGTATCACGTTTTACATAATAACTCACCCACCATTGACTTGCACGTATCTTTGTAAGAATACGCTCAGTTGCACGGATTAACTGATTTTCAACAATATCATCAGCAAGGCCTTCATTTGCCTCAAATAAACGCTGGTCCTTTGCAAGAACATCGTTAAATTCAGCAAAACTCACTACTGTGCTATTTTCTATAATGAAGGCCATGTCAGTTTCCTTGATATTAGGCTGGGTCAACCAATGAACTGTCAGCAGTGATTTTTACACCGTAACCGTCATACAATTCACCAACACCATAGTGTGCGCTGGCAACAATGTCATCACCAACAAAACTTGCACGGCGTTGTGTTTCAATATTGATGTCACCAATCATGGCTAGGCCAAGTGCATCACGGTGGAACACAGCACCAACGTAGTCACCAGCAGTGCCAGTGTCAGCAATGTTGCTAGATTCAAATACAGGAACACCAAACAATGTGCCTACATAACCACTTTGCATTGCTTCGTTCTGGATGATACCAGCATTTGGGTTAGCAAATGTGTTTGTTAGGTCTTTCTTCAAGTCATAAGCAACGAATGGGTGAACCACACATGCTAATGCATCTGAAGGAACAGCGTTAGCACGTAGACGTGCAACTGCTTGTGCAACTAGTGCGGCGCTCATTGCTGTGCTTGCACCACCAACACCAGTAGAGAAACCACTGAAAAGAGCCAATAAGTCTTGGTCCATTTTCTTAGCGATTGCTTCACCGAATAAACGGCCCATGTCAGCAACAACGTTGCTGGCTGCGCTTGCACGAACCAAATCAGTGATGATTGTGCGGATAGCAACTGTAGAAACAGTCAATGTAACACCATCAGTAGAAACTGCTGTGTTAGAAACTTCATCACCTTCAGTTAGTGCGGCTGCACTTTGAACTGGATAGCGAGGAACAGTAATTGTTTTACCGTTGCTTGCTGGCAAAGAATAATTTTTTACCAAACCACGCATGATACTGCGCTCGTTGGCAACAAACATTGCTTCAGCGGTAATCGCTGGTAGCAAATCATTTAATGTAGAGGTTGTTGAACCGGCCATGTTAATATCTCCTTAGATTGTTAGGCTAATCCCGCAGTCTTACGATATTCTGCGTAAGCCTTGCGGTGTTCTGGTTTCGTCATATCAAGTTTAGATATGTCAAAGTTTGTTTGCTGAGCACCAGAAACATTAGATTTAGTATTTGTGGTTGCAGGAGTTGGCTGAACAAAGTGAGGATTGCGCTGTAACCAATCGCCAACAAAAGTCTCCACATCCATGGGAGTTCCGTTGTCTAGGTATTTTACTGCACCTTTCTCGTCCACTACTTCTACTTCTCCGTCACCATTCAGTCTTACGTTTTGACTAAGTAAAGCCTTGACCTGTTCTGGGGCGACTGCACGATATTTTGCTGCCGCACTTAACAATGGTGTGTTTACCTTATACTCTTTAATAATACTATCTCGTTTCTGAATTTCAGCATCTTTCTTGGCAGCCAGTGACTTTAAAGTTTCTTCAAACTCGCCACGCTTAATTGCTTGTTCCTGTTGTTTCTTTTCCCATTCTGTTTTAATGGTTCTAAGTTCTTCAGGATCACCTAATTCTTCGTAGGGCTTGAGAAGTTTTTTCTGTAATGATGACTTCATACGTGCCATCATGCCATCTACTTCGTCCTGTGTATAAGTCTTTGACTGTGCCTGATTTTCAGAATTAACGTCTTGGGCATCAGTAGCCCCTGCGTTCACCAATGTATTGTCTGACATTGTAGCATCACCTCCAAATGAGTAATTGTTTATATGTTGCACACCCGTGCAACGACTCTATATTTATATAAAGTGTTTAAACGGGCAATTATTTTCATGCTAATTTCAGCATTATTGTAGTAATCAAACCAATTATTGACACTACCACCGTGCCTGCACTGGTGATAATCACGGTGCTTAGGCTTTTTTGACCATTGACTATGTCCTCATTGATTTTGTCCACTTTAAGTTCTAGGACGTGTAGGCGTTTCTCTAACAGCAAATAGCGTTGAGCGCACAAATCAACGTGTATGGTCAAATCATTTTTTTCTGCATCTATTGTGGTTATTTCAGCAGTCATTTTTTCTTTTCCTTATTGGCAGAGGTTATCGCTTTGGTGGCTTTTTTCCTCGCCCTTTTCCGTATGAGTTCATTTTTTTTATCCTCCTGTGTTTTATATGTAGGATGTAAAAACTCTGTTTCACTATCTTTAATATAGTCTACTAGTCGCAGTGCGAATGTTGTTAGCCTTTGTGTGTCTAGCCTGTTTCGTGCCAAGTTGTTTTCTATTTTGCCTAATAGTGCGTTACATCCACGATGCAACACACTGCGTATATGACCAGTTTTGTGACTGTGGTCTAAGACAGCATCATCTATGATAAGGTCTCCACAGAGTGCGCAGGTGTAGTCTTGGTCTTGTAAAAACCTAGTGCGATACTCTGAGATTTCACGGTATTTTAGTTTCATTAGTCAATGGCTTCAATGTAGCCCTGTTGTTCTAATTGTTTATGCTGTTCGTAGGATTCAACAAATATTTTTTCACCTGTGGCAGTGTTAATCATATAATGTGTTTGAAACACTTCCTGTGAATCTTCTGCCTTTTCTTGTTCTGTGTATAACTCATCGTCATCTTCGCCCATCCATTCAAGGATGTGTTCGTCAATCTTGCGTAACACTAGTGGGTCAGTGGCAGTATCCTTGGCAATCTTTAATTGTTCAATTTCTTTGCCTGTGTCACGGATGTTGAAACTACCTGGGTAATCAATCATGCCCTGCCATTGTGTGCCCATGTATTCTGCAAATAAACGCCACAACTGTTCTTCACACAATTCTAAGTTGTCGGCTTTTTCGCTTAGTCTGGCGTTCAAAAGTTGAAATTCCGTTTCCATTGCTACACCAGACAGTGTTCTGCTTTCTACTGCACGGACAGCACCAGTGTTGGCCATTTTGTCAATGGCATCTACTGTGTGTTTGATACTGGTGTAGATTGAATCAATGCTTGCACCGCTGTATTCCAGCAAGTAAGGTTTAAGACCTGGGTCAAGATTTTCTGGTATTCTGATTAGTGCACCACTGCCAGTGCCCACTTGTGTTTCTGGTGTAGCAACAAGACTTGGGTGCGAATCCATGCGGATTGCTTGGTCAACTTCCGATGTTGCGTTGTAGATAAATTTTTGAGAATCTGCAATATCTGATATATCACTGATTCCAATACCTCTGACCATGCTACGTCCATTGTAGGCACAGACAGCAGGAATCTTGCCCAGGCCGTTGATTTCTATAATGTCGTTGTCAATTCTGTTGTCTTTGATGTTGACCTGCACAGTTCTAATTGTTTCTTTAGTCCATTCTTTGACAACTCTAACATCGCCGTTGACATCTTCTAGGTATTTGAAATAAACAAGTTCATATCTGCCACTGGCTTGGCGACTCCAACGCCAGTCAAGCACCACCATAGGTGTCAACAAGTTTACATAAGGTCTAACACCCATGGCTTGTTCATCAGCACGTGTGTTTGCACCTACATTTGGTTTTGCAAGAATTATCCAACATGCACCAAACACACTTGACCATGTGGCAACATCTTTCATAAATGCGTTTAGACTTCTGCCGTCCATGTCCGCATCTTCTAAAAAGTCCACAAGTTCAATCATTGACTCCAGTGTGCCAAACTCACGCTTGGGCTCCTCACGGAATAAGAAACTGTTATACACACTTATGACACTGGCGCAGTGATTTTCTAGGGGAGTGTTTTTTAATCTTGCCGCATATTCGCCGTCAGTTTCTAACACATATCTGGTTAAATGTCCTGCTTGACGATATTCTTCTCCGCCAACATATGATTCAAGTAAAAATTTCCAACGTGGCAAGTAAGTCTGCACTGTTTCGTTGGCACTCAATACTGCTTGTATTTCTGAGTTTAGAGTTTCTGTAAAATTCATTTTAGTTTCCTTGTTATGCTAATGCGTGACCCCAGCGTTGTGGACGCATAGCATCTGGGTCAACGTTACGGCGCACAGGGAATAAGTAGTCAACGGCATATCCCAATGCATCGTTTAAGTGGTCATAGCCTGAATCCTTGTCGGGTTGGCTACTGTTTTCTCGGTATGTTTGTCTTTCTAGGCACTCAATCATATATTTACACTTAGGGCTAATAAACAACTGTCTAACACCCCCTGCATTGCATAATCTACTATTGACTGCGTTTATTCTATCTCTGACTGGCGTGTGGCTGTTTGGCACTTTGACAATGAAGCCTGCGTTCCTGAGTATGATGTTGTCAGTAAGGCCGCCAGCGGACGTTTTTCTTTGATTTCCGGCAGGGTCTGGGTAACACATGACTTTTGATTTTGGGTATCTGTAATGTATTTCGTCCACAAGTTCTTGCGTATTACTAGAATACATACGGATTTCGTCAATGGCATAGAGCATATCACCTTTACGTATCATTATTATGCAACTTACAGGGTCAATGTTAAAATCAATGCCACAAATTATGCTTGATGTGTCATAATCTTTAATGTCAATAACATTTTCATTTCTGTCAAATGCGTAATAAATTCTGTTTGCGGCTTCTTCCCAGGTAGCCATGTATTCTTGTCGGAATGTTTTTTCGTCAAGGTCTTGTTTTGCAAGTTCTATTTCTTCTTGGCTAACATTACCGCCGTCTAAAGTTGTAAATGTCCACGATGCCCAGTTGTCAGGATTATTCTGTGCATTATTGTAAATGTCATAGGCCCATGAACTGCGTCCACCTTTGGGTGTGCCAATAAACATGGCATGGCCTTGTTTGTCACTTAGTGTAGGTCTGACTGCTGTCCATACTTCTGGATCCATGTCTGCAAATTCATCAAACACGCAAAAGTTTACTGAAAAGCCACGCATACGGTCATAAGCATCAGCACTTTTAATGGCAATCTCTGAACCGTTGACTAATGTAATTGTCAATTCACTTTCGTTGGTTTTTGCAATCCATCGTAGGTCACCCAATTTCTGTTTGAGTTGTTCCCAGACAATGCCTTTGCCCTGTCCACGTGTAGGAGCGATATACCAACAGCGTTGCCCAGGCATACGTGCAAATTTTGCTAGTTCACGTATTGCTAAAAATGTTTTCCCAAAACGGCGCCCGCATATTGCAGTGCGGAATCGTTTTGTGCTTAGTGCAATCTGCTGTTGAGCATTACTCAGTGGCATCAATCACTCCAAGGTAATACTTTGTCATTGTCAGTGTTTGTAGGCTGGTCAACTTGGCCAAGTATGTTTTTTCCAAGCCAGATGAGCATGGTGGCATTGCCTTCTAGTGCAAGTTTAATCTGTGCCCTGCGTAGGCGTTGCTTTAAATCAGCCTGTGCTTGTTGCATGTATTCACTGAAATTGTAGTGCAAGGTATCTTTGTTGATGCCAAAGAACTCGCAAATTTCACGGTCATTGCAACCCAATGCGGCAAGTTTGTATACATCATCTGGTGGTATAACTTTCTTGTTTTCGCCACGTCCAACAACTAGGCCTTGACGTGTGACTTCACCCCACTTGGCCTGTCTACGACTTGTATACTGCCACTTGGGATAACTGCCACTTTGTTCTGGCTGTTCTTTTGATTCAATTTCTTGTTCTTCTGGGTCAATGTTAACTTGTTGTAGATTAACTTGACCACTATCAACGATTTTATTCATAGTCTATATTTACTCTCTGTGCTGTCTGGTGTGCATTTTTTCTGCTTCTAACATCATCATTAGCATTTTAATTTCATCAGCCATGTTCTTAATCATTCTGCGGTCTTGCTTGACAAGTTCTAAAATTTGTTGATTTTGACTGGTCAACTGTCTGATATGGTCACGGTGTTCTTCCAGTGCAGGCATCATAAGATTTAGATTGTGTTTGCAATCATTTAAATCCTGCATTGGGTCATATGCTGGGTCAATCCACCATTTAGTCATAGAGCCTCCTTTAGGCACTGCGGTCTTCTACTTTGACTTTAAAAAATCTGCGGTCTTCTAGGCCATCATCAGTGACAATTTTACAAAACACTGTATAACTTTTGCCTACTTGACCGTTGTCTAGGGTAATAAATGTTTTAGTTCCCTGTATGCCGTTGGTGACTTTAATCAATGGTGTTGGGTCATTGGCACGTGTAACAACTGTCCATGTTGCGGTTGCAATGCTGTCACCTGTTTCAAGCCACTGTGCCCAGTCTAGTGTATAGGTTAATTTTGCTTCTGGGTCTTTGCTGATTTGTAGACCTTGTATAGTCTGCACGAATCCTTGTGTAATAGCCATTTCTGGTCTCCTTTAAATTATATATGTTTCTTCTGTGTT